TGCACCCCCAGCTGCACCCCCAGCTGCACCCCCAGCTGCACCCCCAGCTGCACCAATATCTTTCATAGGAGATGATAACACTGGTAGTATTGACATTGATGAAAACCTTTTCACTACAGAATATACTGTGATGGTTGGTACAACAGATGAGAGAGTTTATAAGCACACTGCAAAACAACCCGACGGCAGAGTGTATGCCTATTCAAGTATGAATGATAAAACTGTTTTTTATTTGAATGAGAACAATGATCTTATGTTCCATGTGAAAACATTCGAAACGAGTGAACAGGGTTATGAACCAAACCAGACTGTCAATCTTACCGAAGCTGGCATTCCTCGAAATGAACTTAATTATTGGACTTGGTTATTATCATTGGACTGATCAAGTAAGGTAAAAATTGGAGCGGAAACCTAATACTATTAAAAAACTATATTGGTACCAGTCATGAAGAAGATCACTGAAAAATTATTAGATTTCTTTGAGAAAGAGTTAAGTGATGAAGAGTCAAGATCCAGAATACAACAAAATATTTTGGCACCGTCACTCAGTTTGTTAAGAGATGAAATCGATAAATCTGGTACTGACAACTACATTATTTCACATATTCATCATTTGCTTTGGCCAATTTTTTGCATCCTAACTTTAAGTATTATATTCACTTTGGCAACGCTGTCTATTCAACTGTATTTAATCACGCGTTAGCTCAGTCATTTTTTTAAAAAAATACAGTAACATATATGATTTCCACGGGTCGAGAATACGATCGCTTCATTATTGCAATTGTTATTATTTCTATTTTCTTACTGGGTATTTATGTTGTACAGTGCAATAAGTCTCAAACAACACAAAGGAAGAATCAAGAGAGTGCTATGACTGATAGACTCGACTTTCTAACAAGGCAAATCAATCAAACATCACAGAGTGTTAAGGATTATATGGACTCTGCTCCTCCCGAAAACTCTAAAACAAATGAAAAGCCAGAAAAGGAGGAAAATCTACCCAATCCAGTAAGCTCCTCTTTCATGGGTTAAACCCTGGCATTACAAATATGACGAGTATCGAGGAGGGAACATGGAAAACCTGGAAAAGAACGGTGGCGGTCTAAACATTGGTTGTGGATTTGGTGGTGAGTTTCGTGGTAAGTTTTTCATCACATCATTTTTTCGCTTGCCTTGTTTACGGGCTACATAGATGATGACGATGAATAAGACAACAACAGGAACAGCAATCCAGGTAAAATCTGGCTCAGATGCACCATCTGGGGGTGCACCAGCTGGGGGTGCACCAGCTGGGGGTGCACCATCTGGATTACCGTTAGCAGGTGCACCATTTGGGGGTGAACCGTTAGCAGGTGCACCATTTGGGGGTGCATATACTGGTGGTGGCGGTGGTGGCAGCGTCAACTCTGTTGGTTGATATACGTCAATATTACCTTCTGCATATTCATCTAAATACGTTTTCACCATGTTGATGTCATCTGCTGAAAGAACTCTCGGCCAGTACATAACATCTGCAACATTCCAGCGAGACTGCAGTGCTTTAGCGCCAGCATTAATATGAATTTGGACATCTTGAAGATCATTAGCTAATCCATCCTTTCTATCCACCCAACTTTTGTCAATGCCCCCTCTTACAATAGATCGCTTTGGTTGCTCTATTGCGAAAAGCCATTGAGCAACATTACCATCTAAACCTGTTACATCACCATGCGTAGCACCACCAACCTCGCCAGACGCTCCGCTCATTGCATGATTTGAATAGCCGACTTTATTGACATCATGTCCGAATGATGAATTACCATACCCCAATATCCTTGCTCTGCACGGACCGTCACTGTTATGTATTTCACACGGACCCAAATCATATGGATCGTACCTAGTCACATATGCGACTGTCCAGCTGTCATCTGTAAACTTTTCACTCAGTTTCCAATGAGAAGTTTCGTCACCCTTTACATATGGGAACCCCTTAGTAGTTGGAATACCATTCTCAGTTTGTTCAAATCTTTCCTTGGGGACAAGATATTCTAATTGACCAGGTGTTACATTCACCGCATCGTGATTTCCATAAACATCTTTCCATACAGTCTCATTGCTGTAAGTGCTTGCATTATATCTGCTTCTCAAACCGTAGGGTAATTTGAAGGTCATGTACTATATTACAAAAAGAATTAAAAAACAATAAAAAAAAGACACTTTTCCCTAAGACAGGCTGGCTCGTTTTACACGACATCACCTCGAAACAGTTCATGCAGGATCCGCCTTCATCAGTTCATGGATGCTGCCCGCCTCTATCAGTTCATGAATGCTCCCCTAGTCATCAGAGATGGCACATACCGCGGATTCTACTTGTTTGAAAGAATGCTCTTTCTGCCGGAGGAGACCCGTCCTTACGTTTCTAAGTTCGAGTGCATCATTAAGGACAACATAACTCAAATGGTCTTCTTCACCGCAACACCGTCACACTTCACCCACAATCGTCGTTTCATTGTGGCACCACAATGCTTACAGGACGAGTATGCATACCGTTTCGGGGGGCGTGAACTTCCTTATTCAAATGGTGTTGCATTTGAAATGAGGTCTCGTCCTGAGCTGTTTCAAACGCTGAACGGCGAGCGACTTCAACAAGTGTTATCGTACGCCTACTCATCACCAGCCTCAATAGTACAAAGTATACAACCCGAACAAGAATATGCCGAACCAGAGTCTCCTGTCAGCTATGCTACAGATCTCGATCAAAACTTCCTCGATCAAATCATCGCAGATAAAAACTTCATCGAGAAGCTTCTTGGTATGAAGGATTCCATAGACGATCTTTTATAGTCTTATTACACCACCTGGGCTGAATGAGTATCGCGGCAACCCCGAATGTGTTATATTCAGTCCTGATCAAATATATTAACGTATTTATTTTTATTCATTTCATCAATTATACGATATTCGATTGTATCAATACTTTTCGGAGCATGTCTTATCTCATACATCTCATCACTTCTGAAACTGTTTATTCTATTACATATCCAATACATCGGAGCAGCCACTGTTCTGTACACACTTTCAATGAAATCAATGTGCAGAGACATCTTGTTTGTGTTCGCTTCTATAGATTCGAGTTTACTTAACAAAATATTCAATTTGTTGTCTACTTCGCTGATTTGTGACTCAATAGTTTTCATACCTACATATAACTGCTTTTTTTTTATTTGTGTAACTTAATGTTTACAACAATATTTCTAATTTACTCATTGCTTCCTGCTCCACTCTCCTGGGTAATAAAACCGTTGCAATTTACGTCACTAGTTTCTACGCTATCCATTTGGCGACCAGGCTACGAGAGATCATCAGCAGAATACGAATGCTCGCTAGAAATGATAGAGTGGTACAAAATGAAAGAAGACAGTGTATGTCGTAAAGGGTGTGTAGCTTTGTATTATGTCCATGATCTCAGAGCACTCGCTCAGTTTTATCAAACTAAAAACAGTGACAGAATTGTTCTTAGGTCTCTTATTACACCCAAACACGAATATATTGCTGGCACAATTTTGTTGTACAAAGTCATCAATGCTGATGAAATGGATATAGACTGGGATGCGTTATGTAAAAATCATCGCTGGTATATTGCAGCCAGTTTCCTGAAAAACAATGGGACATTTTTTTCTATGTAAATGCTAAATGGCTGGAGTTTGCGATGACGATTCATTTCTTTGTTATAGTCCGTTTGGCGAATACTGGACCGATTTTACAGCAGATGCAAACGGCCCGTTTGTGGATACCATTGAAGACTTAGACAATTGGATTATATTTTCTAACTCTTTGTATAAATTCGAACCAACAGATTTTTTCAAACGTACGAAGGTAATCTACGAAAGTAGAGTAACATTAGGACCATTAGGAAAACTTCAATGGACAAAAACAGATAATGAATGGGACTCATCTGGTAAAAGTAACTTGACGAATACACAATTAATCACACTTATAGAGACTGCCCTAACAACAGCTGAAGCCGCTAATGAAGCCGCAGAAATTACTGAACTTACTCTGTCCCAAACCGACTGGGATGCACAAAATACACTTGCCAGTCTTTCGATTTCGAGAGACAGTTATGTTAGCTTAACAAAAACGGACGCTAACGGTGTCTATACTGAGACATGGACACCAAAATTGATAATTGAAACCTTTCCAGATGAGCGATCTGTTGTCACTGTTAAAACCGAGTTACTATTTATAAGCTTTGTTTTAATTACATCAGGCGTGTTTATCGTTATACTGGCTATGATATTCAACGCGTTAGTAGGAGGTTCTCGCAAAAGGATGGGGTTTCGCAGGAGGCGTTTTTTTGGGGCGCCGCCGTTCATTCGTAGGTACTGGTAAATTGTTACCTCCCCTAAGAGTTTGAACTGATATCTTACATCAAATATCTAGCTGACAGGCAACGTTCGAAGTGTTTATATTTCCATTTATTGTACAGTTGGCATTGGAATTCCGTTTGAAACTGACACCCCGTTTAAAACTGGCACCCCGTTTGGAACAACAATGGGTTTAACGTGCCCAAGTTGAAACACTGCGTGTTTCGCTTTCTTAAACGTCTTGTTGAAATCTTTAACAGTAGGAAGGATCTTGCGCTTCTTGTGTGGAATGACCGGCCTCTTCTCAAGAACCAGATTCATGTCTCGGACCAATTTTTGATCATCTGTATTCTGAACAACTGATTTGTTCGTGCACTGTTCCATTCCATATCTTGGCTCTGTCGGATAACAGCCAAAAAAGTCATCTTCGCAAGCCACGAGTACCCTCATTGTCATATTATCATTGTATACATTTCCCAAAAAGTGAACATTCATTGCATTTCCATAATCAGGAGATTTTCTCGGAAAGACAACAGTGATATATATGCACCGTTTCGTGCTAGTCACGTTGTTCTCGCATCGCCACTTGCGATGCCTCTCCTCGACACCCAGTTCATGCCTGACGCAGATGCCTACATGTGTATTACCAATGGCATTGATCCCGAATCGGTTCAGAAGGCGAAGGGTCTCTTTTGTTTTCACTTCAAGTCCAGCTTTTCCGCATGTGTTCCAGTAATCATCCGTTCCTTCTCTCCCGATGATCTTAGCAATCGCATTGTACGCATCTGCGGCATTGAGCCGATTACGGCATGCATAAGTATTGCGGCATGCATAAAGGCCCGTTATGGCATGCATAAGAGCTCCTAGGCAGCCCAGTGGGCACAAATGGCCATCTTCATCGTCGGACTCGTCGATACCCATGTTACCCATGTTGGACGTAAGCGAATAAACAGGTGTCTCTCGAATCGTTTGAGACTTAAACTTCTCATGTGGAAGCAAAGTTGCTGCATCAATGTTTGTGTCGATATGAATCATGCCATCAATGTCCATCTGAGAGCGTTCGGTCATGTTCAGTCGCGTTCACCAGTCCACGGGGCACGTGTGTGTGGGGGGGGGGTAATACATAACAGAAGGTATACCGGAATGGTCACTACGCGTTTTGAACTGACCCAGCCTTAAAAAGATATGTGGCAAAGCTCGTCAATATTTACTTCTTTTTTATAATGAATTATTTGAATGAGAATATTTCTAATAAATTCTTTTAATAATTCAAAATACATTCTGTGGGCACGAGAACTATCAAATCAAATAGAAAACTTCGGATTTCAAACAGTAACAGTTTTTGGTGGTGGTGACGGTTTCTACTGTTGTCATCTGACGCCATTAAAATCTATCATCAGTATCACAGAAAATCTTTCTGACCACAATGCTTTCGTTGGTTTCGAAAAAGCTTTTTCTGATGGACACTTTAGAGAAGAGTCGTATAGAAACGCGACATACATCTATGTTCATGATACTTGCAAAATCTCAACTCGAAATTTTGTTGAAACAATCAATAATCTTCCTGATGTTTCAGGATGGGTTTTTGCTCAAACATATGGTTTGTATAATATTGGCATAAGTAATCAAAATTTTCTTTTGAAACGAGCAAAAGATTTTTATGGGGTTACTCACATACCAAAAGATAAAAGCATTGCGCTAGAAGAGGGTAATACAGTTGTTATTGGCGAAAAACAGATCCTCCCACTCATTTTTTACACACAAAAAACACTCGCTCAAATAACAAACTCCGATCTTGACAAATGCGATTTTGTGTCTGTGAGTCGCTTTGGTAACACAAGCAACAAACGGTTTGTGAGCTATATAGGAGCTTTGTCTATGTATAAATTCGTGGGATTGCGTGCTTCTTACTTTGTACCAATTTGGGCAGCGGCTTGTCACGAAATTCACAACGAGAAAGAAAGAAGTGCAATGGTAAAACAATTTCAAAATCTATGGATCCCATTGGTACCCTTACCGATTAATGCAGGGAATTAGGCAGGAAAAATGCCATTAACCGATGACGTAGAAAAAAATATGTGTTTTTATGTAAAGATGTCTGCTAGACGACAAACAAATGCACAAACAAACGGAAGATCACTTAATAGCAATGTTGAAATGTATGCAAAAAACCAACTAGGTTCTTTAGCTGAACCCCTGGTAATTGCAGAAGATGTTATTGTACCGATTATTGTTCATCATATGAATTCAGGAAACAAATCTTACTCACGAGGTTCTCCGGTGATTCCTAAAAACGCACCAATGGCTGATTTCATCTATGAGGATGTCGTGTTAAGGTCAATCGAAACCGTAAATCGGTATCTTTGTGGTGAAGATGAATTGTTAAAGACTGGTAGCCAAATGACTCGTGTCATTGTGAAACATTTGGATACCTACCATGGGCTTTTAAGATCAGTTTGTAAGGAAACTAAGAAAGCTTTGCATTCAAAGCGAACGAAACAACAAGTAGGTGGTAAGCAAATGGGCTATTCAGATTTGAAAGATTTGGTTGCGTTAAATAAGGAATTACGTGAAAAAAAAGAAAGACTCAGGTCTGCAAAAAGTAACGCTCAGTTAGAAAAAGTGATACAACAACTAGAAAATAGACAAACAGAAATTAAGAAAAAATTGAAAAAAGTATCGCAACATAGATTGACTAAGGTTGAGGATAATGTGCAAAGATCAAAGCAGAACAATGGTACATTAAATTCTACAAAAATAAACGAAAAAATGATTTCTGTTTTAAATGAATCCACACAAGGTCTGCTAAACACGACTGAAAAATGTACATCTTTTAAGACATCTTTGAATTCAAAACCAACATCAAAACAGCACGTCTTTTCATCTATTCCCACAATACAGGGAGGAAAATACGTCACATTACAATGCGAGGACACAAAGTGGTCATCGATCAATTACAAGGCTAACAATAATTCACCTGTGGAAATTCAGGGTGTAACAGGAAAGTCAGATTTGATTCCTTTTAGAACTCTTTTTGGTGACAGACTTGTCAAGCGTCGACTTGTCCTGCATTCCTTTGTGGAACGTTTGAATTCAGTGTTATACCACAACCAAACGAAACGTACAAAAAATCAATTTTTGCCGAGACACCCTTTGTATGACAGATTTGAGGGTCTATTCATAGAAGGCAATTCAAATAAAAATAAAAACATAAAAAACGTTGGGGTGATCAATGATGACGTTGATAGATTAACTTGGAACGAAAAATTAAGGTCATTTGGAAATGAAGGTCCACAAGATTACTGGATTCAACTGTTGAGAGAAATGTATGATTCGAGGCGTGTTGAAAACATAAGAAAGAAAACGCGATCAGGACCGAAACAAGCAAAATTCAAAAGCGCATCTGAACTAACAAAAATATATGAAAATTTGAGGCTGCCTGATAACCTGGGCGTGACATGTTATGGTTACGTTTGTGACCCAATGGACCCATCAAAGCAGTGGAAGAAAAGCTACCACCGGTTCGGACGATCTTGGTTTTGTGATGATGTAACAGGCGATGAATTCCAGTTACCATTTGGGTGTTACAATGATTCATGTGCGCCACCAATGAAAACCATGTCAAATCCAAATTACCATTCAAATAGTGGTAACGAACCATCGAGAATCACAGACAAATTAATGAAAATCGCAGTAAATAATATTTGTACCACAGTTTTACAAACTAGCTCAAAATTCGGATCGCAAGGAAGATATATGCACATCAAAACCGCATATAATGGAAGAAGCATTGGTAAAATGACACCCTTCGAGGCACTAAGAACATTCCAATCAGTCAGGACGGCAATTGGCGCTCAAAACATACAAACCACAGTGCCGTACAAGTTTGAACTTCAAGGCAACACGATAATGTTAACCACTGGTCACGACTTGAAAATCAGCATTTTAGAGTCCAGAAATGCATTGCGAAAACAACCAGTAGTAGCAGCAAGATTCAATAATAAACCGATAACGCAGACTGAAGCTGAAAATAATGAAAATGAAACAAAAGCTGCCACATCATTCGAAACGAATATATCCAGCAGACCCAACAAATTAGAAGAATTTTCTAATATTCGTAATATTCTAAATAAAAAAAACAACAAAACAATAGATTTGAACGCTCTAAAAAATAATTCGGAAAGAGCGGTTGCACTCAGAAAAATGCTACTCGGTATGAACGCAGACAAAAACTGGGATGAGACAAAGCTGGGGGGCAAGAAAGTCACTACATGGAATTTTGACCCATTAAAGTTAACAAAACTTGGCGCAGGTTTATACAAACGAAGAGATGACATCAAAAACGACACACTGTCTTTGAATAGGAACTTTTTCATGGTGGATGGTGAAATTTACACAAACTGTCAACCAACAAAGGACATCTTACTGTATGGTGGAAGTGAAGAAGCCCTAGGTATAAGTAAAAAATTTGTTGAAATCAAAGGTACTTCACCTCTTAGGATGCCAGTTATACCTTTGATTTTACCATTGAACGCTAGTGACGATTCCTACACTCAAATCAGTGCAAATGCAAAGACATACTTCAACAAAATGTTCGATGATTCTGTGAGTGGCATTCCGGGGTTAATACAAAGACAAATGGATAATGTTTGTATTCCTCTTTTCAAAACAGGATCCTTGATGAAAGGAACTCATTACAATGATTTGATGACTAGGTTTTTGGTCGCTACAGCAAAGCTAGACAAAAAGAATCCTCAGGTTATTGAAAATGCATTGCAGAAACCAGAGTTGTACAACATAGTCAGGTGTCTTCAATTCTATCTGTACATACACGTTGGCTTAAGCACTGAGGAAGCTCTGAAGCAGATCGCCAAGTATGATGCACTTCGTTTCTCACTGAATACACAAACTTATATGTACTCACTTTCAAAAACACTGCGACTACTTGGTGAAACTGGTCCCATGCCACAAGAGATGTTCAAAAAAATCGTAAAGCAATATATTTTGACCGCTGGCAAGAAAAACAGGTATATGTCAGCAGAGGCTGTGGATGCCGAAGTTGCTAAACTAGAGCGCAAATTGTATAAATTCAAACTTTTTGGTAAGGAATTTGATAGGAAAAGTTTTCTTCCTGGATTTATGGGAGGAATTGGATCACGGTTGACTCCTAATCGAAGTATGGGAGTGCCTCAAGTTCAAAAATTGAAACCACAATCCAAACTAAGTAAATTGAGAAATAGCATTGTGTCACCAGGTCCACAACAAATTCCTGGAACAAACATTCTGATGGCAAAGAGTAATGCAAGGAAAAAATCAGTGAAAAACGCTCTACTGGGATAGTCAAATATATTACATGGTTCTTTTTGTGCATATAGGTTTCCAGTGATCAAGTGCGTGTCGCAATCATCACACATTTTCTTTCGCATTTTTTTGCACGATGATTAAGGGGCATTGTGCTATTTTACAACCTTCACTAAAGATGGTAGTCGAGGAGGTGGATCGGGCGCCATAGGTGTTGTTGAGTGAGCACCCAGAGCAGAGGATACATCAATTGATCTTTCGAAAAGAGCTGTAACAGCAGCACGAGTTGTAAATACAGAGAAAATACCCAGGATTGTCATTTTTGTTATATCGACATCACTGTAAGTTTCTTGAGGTTGTGCGATGAAATGGTTATACATTTTGCAGCTCACGACAAAAGTCACTATTGTCAAAACAGCAATTACATTTTCACGCTGGAAACCATGAAGAAGTGCGGTGCTCATATAGCATGATGCGCCATTTTCGCTGTAAAAAAAAATACGCAGTATATAAAATGGATAAAGAGAAACAAATAAGAGAATCAAGAGTCCCACTACCAGATCCTCGATATTGGGGTTCGAAATTTTGGTTTGTTATGCATACAACAGCTTACTTTTATCCAGAAACTCCGACAACAGACGAAATGCATGCTGCAAAAAACTTTTACGAATCACTTAGATTATTGTTGCCATGTCCCGGGTGTGCTCAACATTATGCTGGCTTACTACAAAAAAAACCAATTGATAATGCCATCTCATCGAGAATGAGTCTCATCACCTGGGTGAATGAAATACACAACGAAGTAAATAGGCGTTTGGGTAAACCGATAGTGTCGATTGAAGAGTATTTAATGATGACTAGACATCTGGAACGCCCACCACTTGTAAGTTACGAACCAATAATTCTGGGTATAATCATTGCTCTGTTTTGTTTAGTTGCTGTGAGGCGGTATTTTTACCGTCATTGAGAGTCTCCACATTCACTTAGGAGGTGAAGATGATGAGGAAGATGCTCGCGCTCTCTTTGAATTTCGGCTATTTGAATTTCGGCTTTTCGATTCGACTCGCGCTCTTGCAAGTGCGGGGTGTTCAAATTTTTTGACTGGATTTAGTCTAATCTTATATTGCATATATTCAGACCTTGGAACGCGTTTACCATTATTATTTACATAAAAGAGGTTAGAACCTAATTCAAAAGGTTCATATCCATTCCAAGTAGATCTGAACTTTGCATAATTTCCAGGATCACTTTGTACAGTGTACCATCCATTATCATGGATATTTATTATAGCAAATCTATCAGTTGGCATTCTTCCTGAATATTGATATAAAATACGGCTAAAAAGTGGTATCAAAGTTTTATTCCTATAATGAGGGTTGTTCTTTTCCTTGCGTTTCTCTATTTGTTTTATAATATTCTGGATCATTGAGAATTCTGGGTCATTGAGAATCTTTTTTGTCTCAGACTTGGGAAACATTGTAATTTTGTCATATGATAAATTCTGCAACTTTGGGACTGTCATATGTAATAATATAGGTTTAAAAAAATTTAAAAAACTTTAATTAAATGATGTATTATACACGCAAAACGCAATGTATTTTTGACGCAACCCATGTCCCTAAGGTAATCCACATGCTATTAATTGACAATGCTCCCTGAAATATGCACCAACGAATTGCCTGACAATGAGGGGTCATGGTCATAACTGGAGACAATGCAACACCAAACACTGTCAAAGGACAACACAATCTCGTGTAAAGATGAGCGGCCATGTAATGAATTGACACCCAACAAAAGTGTATCAAAACCACTTGATACACATTTTTAATCATTTATTTTTTAAAAAAAATACTCTTTAACATGAAAAATCCCACACGTGGACGCAAAGTCAAACGCACACACACGGGCGCAAATTCAGGCCAGCCGCGGGAGCGTCAATCTTCGCAGTTGCGCTTGCGCAAGAAGAACGTCAGCAGGGTTGGCTGAGAGCAGCAGTTTGAGGTGTGGGAGGCCGTGTAGCCCATTGGCAAAGGCCCGGCCCAGGTCGTGCATGGCTTGCGGCTCGCCCGCCTCGGCCTTCTGCTTGAGGGTGGACACCACGGAGCGGTCCGTATCCAACTGCTTCTTCTCCTCCAGCCACGCGTCAGCGTGCTCATTACCCAGGAATTCTTTCTCCACGAGAATCGGGATCGTGTTGCGCACTGGGACGGCATCAATGAGCCTCGTGGACATGGTCTTGCCCGTCATTGGCGAGGTCGCGGAGTTGCCGAAGGCCTTCCGCTCGGCAAACCACTTCGCAATGGCGATTCGCTCGTAAAAATAGCCGTCGGCAGCCCAGACGGGGTCAATTGGGAGCTCCTGCGTGATCGGGCACAGCAACTCCATCACCAGCCGGTCGTCCTTAGCCACCTTGGTGGAGGCCATGCACGCCTCCGCACTGGTGTTAGAGGCGGAGTGGTCGGTCGAGGAAGAGTCGTTGTCGTCGGCAGCGTCTTCGTTGGACAACATGGCCTGTAGGCCGGTACGGGGCGTAAAAGGTGCGTGTGTGAGCGTGTGTGAGCGTGTGTGAGCGTGTGTGAGCGCGGGGGCAGCAGGCGCGCGCGGGGGGAGGAACGGCAGGCGGGCGATTGTTGGTCGTTCACCTGTGTGTTGTTCGTTCGTGGACTGCTTTTGCTTCGCGCGCGCCAGACTTTACGCTCCACGTGTGGACCTACACGTGGAGATTCAGAGGTGGCCATGAGAGCCAAGCCTATAGCCTATCCTTTCTTTCTTTCTCTCTTAAAGTTTAAGAGAGAAAGAAAGAAGGCTTAGCCCATGCCTCCATTTCTCAAGGCCACCTCTGAATCTCCACGTGTAGGTCCACACGTGGATTGTATAACGGATCAGCTGCGTTCGCGCGCATGATGGAGCCTGCTCTCACTCATGACGAAGTTGCTCGTCAGGTCATCAAACTTTGCAAGGTTCCGGTTGAGACCAAGCTGCAGTGGATGCAGAACCGGCGATTGAGGTATGGCAAGTCGCACACGCCAGAAGATTTCAAGAAACGGTGCTGCATCATGAGGACTGTCATCGAAGCATGTCTGATTGATATGAACCAACATGTGGCTGACGATTCTTCTACAGAAGATCCGATTGAGTTTCTCCACAGCAAAATCATCTTGCACATGGACGTTTATCGCAAAGATAATAACATGATTCCTGCACCACCCCCAGTTCGGCGAGTTTGCACGGGGTGGTATGGTTGCTGGTTTGACAGAAAAGATGTTGCTTTTCAAGACTGGGAACTGGTTAGCTACCACTGACTTGATCCGTCTCACATTCTGAATCGACACGATCGTAACTGTAACAAACACCGTTGTCATCTTTGTAGATAACATTCATGATTGGGAACATTGTAATGGTTGGTACAACGAAAAGTGTCAGTGACATAATAAAAAAACCTGATATGAAAGCAACTAATTCACTTAGTCTCATTTACAAGACGAACATGTTTTAGTCTTAAAAAAAAGACCGATATGATCTTGTAAGAAGTTCCCTTATCGTTAGTAACCAACGCAGAAGTGCTTAGGAGTGGCACTGGTTGATGACATGACGTTAGGTGGTTGTGAAATTCAACACATCTGGTACCGAGTCATGACATTGGTTGATGACATGACGTTAGGTGATTGTGAGAAATCATGAGACTCTTCTTGTTGAAACTCTTCTCTTTGAGACTCTTCTTTCAGCATTTCTAATTTGTGCTAAAGCAATACTAGCAAAGGCAAGGACATATGCACCCTTTCTTGCCATGCGTTTTAAGTAAGCATTCATCTGCTTGCGCTCTGCAGAGGACAGTTGCTTCTTATTCGTAAGAAATTTGACGAGGTCCTCGGTATGTTTGCTATGATTCATTTGAAATCTACATAGAAAATAAATGTTAAAAAGAATCGTCTGAAAAAAACGGAGCAAACCGACCAATAGCAGAAGGTCAGGTGATGAGTGTGGATGACTTTCGAGAGAATACTGTGAAGTCTTTTGCAAACAAATTCACTCTATTGAATGAAACGAAATTGAAAAAGCTAGAAAAGGTTGTATACAAAGCGTCGGTCGATTTGATACGATGCACCAATCCAACGCCATCGCAGAAAGAATTTAGAATTTACTACAATTGGTACATTCAACTTGTTCTTGAGGATGTGAAGTTTGTGAACGAGGTACTTAGTGGGAAGGAGAAAGTTAAGCCGGTCGATCTGATGAAAGTTTTGCAGGTGAAGCATAACAGTCTGAAACTCACTGCACAAGACGATGCTCGAATTGCTATGCGTATGCACACACTTCGAGTCCTCAAAACTTTGTTGAAGGATGAAGAGATTGCAATGCAAATGGAAGAATCGATCTCCAAATTTAACTCATCCAAGTCTTGTTACAAATCTCAGGCATTAAGAATCATATGGAATCTCAAGAATTGTAAAACAAAATTACTCGAAAGAACATTGAATGGAACTTTCGATGTTGAAAACATTGGTAAATCAAGCAGAAAAGACCTTTGGCCAGAACTTTGGTCGTTACCAAACATGCAAGCCGGGCATCGTGCTACAGTGATATCTAGAGAAGAAGATGACACAGTTCAAGACACACTTTTGAAATGTCAATCTTGTAAAAGCAATACTGTGCAAACTCGAGAGTTACAAACTCGCAGTTCGGATGAGCCCATGACTGTTTTTTGCCACTGTCTTACATGTGGTAAGAGGTGGAAAATGTGAGTGCCAACAAACAAACACTATGGTGCGCCTCTTTGTGTGCAAAATTTTGTTTGTTTCTTATAAGGATGAATCAAAATATATTAAATAATTTGGTTCCAGATTCTAAAGTTGTTCAAAGAAGCGTTAATATTGATAGTCGCGATAGAAACAAAACTGCGTATCCCGATACAAATGATTACGTTGTACAATTAAAAGATGCTCTGTTCGGTGTGAAAAGAGTTGAATTAATAAGTGCAGAATTGCCCAAATCTGAATATTTCATTGATGATTCTAACAACCTGATGCAAATTTTAATTGATCCTGTTTTATTCGCTAACCGAGCACCAGATAACTCGGATGAACGCATGTTGTCATTTGTGCATCCACAAAATCACAATGTCACAATTCTACGGATCGATAGCTCACAGGCTGATTCTCATGGTATCATAGAAAACTTAGGTCTATCTAACATAGGCAGTGGGGAAATTCAGCGTGGTGTACGTTCCGTTTTTAACACATCAAAAACCTCGCATTTGGACGCGCAAATTTTACTCGAGTCTCTTACAGAAATTTTATTTGTGACGTGTTATTCTGAAGAGGAAGATAATTTCTCTGGAAATTGCCGATTCATGATTTTTAGGCAACGTGAAAATGAAAGTTCGTTTTCCTTTGGTTCTGAGTTTAAATTTGACGCTTTCTCTACGTTTGATAAACGACTTTGCATTTTAAAAGAGAACAAATTTGCTCTCGTATACAACAGAAAGAATGAGTCAGTGAATTTATTAGTAGGCTCTGTCGGAAATCATTTGTCCGATTTAGATGCTCGTCAAAGTAATTCTAACTTAATAAATAGTAACGTTACTGTTTATTCTTCTTGCAGACTTAATAGCAGTACGGCATTTGTTGTATTCTGTTCGGGTACCCAAATCCGTGCTAAACTTATAACCATTGATACAGATTTCGCATTATATTTACGAAGTGAGATTCAGATTGATGAGAAAGCAAGTATGAGACTTAGCTGCGATTCAATGAACAATAGAATTTTGGTTTCGTCAGTAGACGTACATGGTCAAATGCACGTTTACGTTTTGCTCGTTGTAGATGGACCACAACTTATTTTATTGAGTTCCACAGCCTACAATCTTGATGCATCAAGATCATCAATGAATACGGGGAAAAACTCATCATTTGAGATTGATACTAACTGCGTGGCAAAGTGGTCTGTGGACGTTTTCGAAGTAATCGAGGTAAAAGTAAAAAGGGAAAACGGTTCAATTCTTCTTTCATTGAGCAGCGGGACAACCCCTTTTCCTACTTTGAATTTGCACAGCAATGAATATTACAGATTTAATTTCATAAGACATGATTTAGATCCTGACCTACCGAGTTCTATTTTGCAAAGTATTAAGATTTTCACTTCACAAACACGCAATCTGGAGTACACGAACATAAAACGATCAATATCATCCTTTATATTATTCATCGATGAATCTATAAATTTTTTGTATTATGGTATTGACGATCAACTGACTCGTGGGACTATCAACATTGTGGAATCATCAACAAACTATGCACTTCCTTTCACAATTTTCGCTTCTGGTGTGGCCGATGTGGGCAATAAACCATTTTCATTCAAGAATTCATCAATGTCCGAAAGATCATTACGAAAAATCTTTGAGTGCCCAGGAGAGAACCAAGCATCTGGTGCAACAGTAAGTGTCAACGGAACTGGACTATTTATTCATGAGAACTCAGAAATATGGAGTTTTTTCAACGGGAATTGGACTCTTGTATACCCTGCAACTGTTGGGACGAGTGCACCTGGTCCTAGGACTGGCGCAATGGTTGCGAGTGTAGGCAACCGAATATTTCTTTTTGGAGGAGTCTCGACACTGAGGTCTACTCATGGTTTGGGTGTGTACAAGACTCCCAACTTCTCAATAGTACCTGCTGCAACCAATTCGTATAGTTTACGAAACATTCGAAATACTGATCAAAGTATTACTTTTTATGATATCACAACTGGAAACAATAAGTTAGAATTTGCAAGTCTGATAGGAACGACCGGCTGGACCGGTTTGGTCGATGTAAGTCAGTTCTTTGAAAAACAAACACTTGGTTTTCCTGTTACATCTTTGCGTGCTGAAAAGATTTCACACACGAATAATCTGGTTGCAAACCCAACTGGTGGTAAATATACTTTTTCACTCCTAGTGCACCCAAAGTTCAATAGTGTAGATACATCAGGTTTATTGAGAACTGGTGATCAGAATGCTAGAATCACACTTCAAATTTTTGATGGAGATGAAGCCAAAGATTCAAAAGATTTTGATGTCGCACTAAATATTTGGACAAATATTGGCTTGGAATTTGACACTGCAATATGGACGAGCTCTAATCTAAAGAATATGAAGATAGAAGTGACATGCTCCAATGTGTTTATGCAATATGGTTTTTGCGCAATTAGAGAGCCAGAATTGTTTATTTCAGAATTGATTTGTGGCACTGGTGATTTATTGGTTGAGCTCTTCTTTGATAGCGTAAAACAGAGTCCAAAAATATCAAGATTCACCCTGGAAGCACAAACTTGCGAGCTTGAACATCAGTTTATGAACGACCTCTGGTCAATGGTGGTAGACCCACTCTTTTCACTGTTAAGTTTTTCTCTTAAACTCGAAAATGGTATTCTGATAGACCGATGCAACCGAACAATACCAACAATTTCAACAGACAGGGTATCGTCATTTTTCACGTCATCTGTTGCTGAAAATGTGACACAGGGTCCAGGTTTATTCTCAGACGGTCCATCTTTAATGTTCACTGGCAATAGTGTATTCAATTTGCCAGGTGCTGGTGCTGCATTACGTGCGAATAAAACAAACGATTTCACATTTAGTTGTGTTTTGCAACCAAGATTGAGCAAACTTATCCTAAATGTAGAGTCTACTTCAAATTCATTAGTTTTCACTGGCTTACAACCCAGTTTCACAAGCTTCTCTGGAAACGTTTCAAATAGCATACCTAATGTTTACGAATCAGGTACATCTTTAGTTCTTAACCAGGGCGTGAGACTTGATTTTGATACTTTACTTCCCAGTCAATTCATTATAAATGCATTTGTTTTTATTCCTTCATCTGCCTCTGGTATTATACCATTGTTTAAAATTGGACAACTTCAGTTATTCGCATTGAACGATTCAATACAAGTTGATTCTATGAGTGTATCATTTCCCCGGAATCAATGGTTTCACGTATCATGGATCGGTAATGGCATGGCCATGAAGCTTGTTGTTGACGGAACTTCAGTCACAGATCTTGTGGCGCGCGATACGGTGGCATATTTCGGGATTGGTGGTGGGGGTTGGAATGGAACAGTTCTCACAACAGGAATTAATGTTTGTACGAGTTTTGGTTCCAAAGGAATTGATTTTCTCACATTGCTTGGTCAGGATCACCAAAATGGATGTAAAGTTAGTAACATTTACACGGTATTTTCCACTGGTGTGAGCAGCAACAGCTTGAAATTATTTTTTGATTGTTCTGGCACAGCCCCTTTGTTATGTGCATCATTGTTCTCCAATGAAACACATCTGACCTTTGACGACAATGACCCACTGGAAATTTGTTTTGGTCGTGAAAACGGAATCATACGATTGATGACCACATCCAGAGAAGCAAACATTGAAGCACCAGTTTCGACTGCTTTACTACCGGGAGATGTACTTATTGGCGGACAAAGAAGTTTCAACTCACTTGTCAGAGATACTTTCTGTGGTATGATGGATGATATCAAATTACTGCTAGGATCTTTTAATGAAGAAAGCTTGATTTACGTAAGGGAAACCAATGATAATTCACTTAGAACGAGAAGCATGATCTGGAAGCACCAAAATTACACATCACATACAAGTAACTCGTTCGATTTGTTGGGCCGTGCTGGCGGAACTTTGTCCGCAGATTCCTCGACTCAGCCAAATCTGTGGATTTTTGGTGGAAAAAATATAAACGGAAGTGCAAACGATTTATGGCAACTAACAACATCTACATTTCTCGCTTATAATGTATCTGGATCTCCCTTGAGTACCGGACTCATAACTAGTGACATACCCGGGTCGAGATCTGAATTCGCTTCTTACAATGATGGTGAGAACTTGTACATTTTCGGAGGCGAAACTGACGCATCCGTTGGTCCCTTTCAATTTAGTGGGAACTTAATCAAACTTTCCAACCAAATGGAGGGTGAAGAATCAGTTGTTTTTTGGGAGGGGGATGCCAGTGTGAAATTGTACCCGGTGTTCACGAAGAAGAGTGCTGTGCTTCTGGACTCGTCTCAAGTCGTATCAGCTGAAGTTTCAGATGGGATTCAAACTTTCAACATCTTTCTTTTTCCAGAAGATGACCAAGCGACTCTGGGCTTGAATGCATTCACAAGATTAAATTCATCAGACGAATTACAAGATTTGAATTACAATCTTCATGTTGAAGTCCGTGATGCAGATATACATTCGGACTTCTGGAAATATTCCATTAATTTGGGATCTTGGGAATTATTAAATCAGGGTTTACCCCTGAGGTCAGTTTCTCAGTCCAATCCTTCCCCAGGAGCTAGATCAAAATGTCATCTACATTATGACCATGAGACAACTAAATTTTATCTGCTACCGACACATTCATCACAATACAAAGGACAAGATTTATGGGTTATTGACGAAGCAACAAATTGGACATGGAAACTTTCGCGTGAATACACAGATTCTGAACATCCTCAACTCACACCCATACCTGAAAATTATTCTCATAACTGTTTCCCGGGTTCAGCGCCCGCTCTTTATTGGCAGGATCAAGATGGGTTGCCAAACTTGTTAACGACAACTGGACGTGTATTCACAAATCAATTGACTGGAAGAATTCAAGAAGAGAATTTACATCATTGCATTGCAATCAATGGATCTTTTCAAAACGACTTAGAAAATGGTTCATTCGTTGAGTTTATCAACAGAATAACACTGCAAAATTCATCAATATTTCCGGGAATATTAGATGCTGAATCGACCACAGCAATGGGATCTGGATCCTTCTTGATTACAACGCCATCAAAACTCATTTTTGCTCAAATGTCACAACCAAGCACGGCATACGATCCATCACAATTGAACAATAGTGCAACTGAAGTCATACAAACGTTGCCTTCAACCTCAACAACTTTGGAGTTGTTGCGAGGAATAAAATATGTTTTCCCTGGAATCGATTCAACTCAAATTAATATTGACAGCATACAGGAACTCGACGGAGTGAGTGTTGTTGCACAAGAAAACTTCAACATTACAATAGGAACAACGCAAATCAACTTTCTCGTGAAAGAGTTCCCCACGACAAATGCTGCGTCTGCAGAAGTACCAGAATTGCTTACAACTCATAGCACAAAGATAACTGACTTGATTACCTCATCTGCCTTTTCAAATTTCGACACAATGATTGTGCCAGAACTTACTGGAGGAACATCAGCTAAATTAAGATTCTCTTATCAAAATCAACTTAACAATAGATTTGGTGAAATATCCACAATTGATTTCGACAAAAAATCTGGATTTTTCTCTCTTATCAACAATACTGTATTTTCAAATACAAATCCAACTAGCAACATCAAATCATCAAATGCATTGTTCGATAGAACCGCACTTGTTTTTCTAACTGAAGATGGGGTGAGCTCATTAATGTGTACAAATGACGAAACGAGTCCTATCTGTCTGCAATCTGAAGTAAGAGCATCAAATTTAAATATTACGCTTCTTAATGACCTTGAAATTAATCCATCAAATGCAACATGGCTGGTGTTTTTTCTGTATAATGATAATTTGAGAGTATGTGGCCAAAAATCCACCAGCAATCAACTAAATGCACCAGTTCAAAATCTTGTTGGTGAGACAATACGATACTCAGAAAGTTTCTTGTTACAGAATGTTAAATCTGATAAAGTTAGGATTTGTCGCCTTGAGTCCGGAATACTCAATGGTGAAGTCGTGACAATTTACTCTGATGATACGGACAATCTTTTTTTTAAAGATGCAATTGTAAGCGTATGCGATCCTTTAAATGAATCCACGCCACCCACTCAGGCGACTGAAACTTTTAGTCTTGTAAGTCAAGTAAACTTGGTTACAACCGACTTTTCGGATTATGAAGTTATTAGCATTAGTGAAATCAGTAGCACAAATTTCATTGTGGTGTTCTTATCGAAAGACCGACTTAAAGTTCACTATAAAATTTTTGTTCGAGAAGTCGGCACGTACTTGTCCGAAGAAAAATTACTTTTTACCTTCAATGAACCAGTACGTCTGTCTAAATTAACTAAATCCAATGACACTTTTGACATGCATTTCACTTCGGATCAAAAAGTCATCATTTTATTTTGTATTTTACAAGTTGCAGTCGACCCAACAGGAAGTTTGATCATTCCTATTTCCATCATAAACCAAGTAATCGATAACAATGATAAGATCAAAAAAGCATCATCTATCTTTCTAGAATCAGATCATCATCATCATATCGTGACTTTTAGCGTTCATGAAAATACAACCAGTCAAGTATGTCCAATCACCACTCGAGTTTTGCTCCAAAGTAAACAGGAAATCATCGATATGTATCAGATTGATCAGCAGCTCATCAATCAAACACTTATTCGAACTTCATTCAAAGCTAGATTAACATCAGGTGACTACAACGTAGCATCATTATTTGTTGACGAAATAAGAAGTAAATTACAAACAATTGATGAAAATTTCGATTGTTTGTATGACGAAGCAACAACAAAAATATCTATTACCAACGAGTTCTCTTCGTTTATTCTATTGTTGAGTGACCAGCGGTTGATAATAGAAGATAAAAGTGCTAGTAATGGACTTGGGTACATACTTGGATTTAGAGATTTCAAAGATGTGGTATCACAATTTGATGGCACTCGTAATCGCATTGATTCCACAAATAGAATCGACCTTTTTGGAAGACAATATTTATATCTATTTCTGTCTACACCTGATGGTCCGATCAGCTCCGAAATCACAACAAGAAACAAGGAGAAATCATTCGGACGCATCATATTGTCGGTGAAGAAAGGAGAAACTATGTTTTTTACATCAAATATTTACGAAATATTCGCTGACGTCTCGATACCAGTAATGACACAATTGAGAATCAGATTAGCGAGATTCTCACAGGTAGATACTCAGATGAATGATGGTCGAGATGTGTTCTTGTATCAGCCACAAGGAATGGAGCACTCGTTTTCGTTAAAAGTGCACTGCGCCCTAGATAAAGTTGGCTCAGGTCAGGCATTGACATTGTTAAAGACATTACCGACATTAAATGATGAAAGTGACGATGATGATAATGACAACTTTTATGATTAAAAAAATATTTGCTGTAATTATTAGAAATGTTGAACTCCGCCATTTTCATGCGTCCAGTATCGAGTTTAAAAGCCTGGGAATTATACACAGGACAAAGTCTTTGGTTTTTCTTCATTGGAATTGTTTTCTTTTTGCTGCAAATGTTAATTGGTAAGTTGGTGACATCTACATCTTCGCCTCAACTAAAATATGCTTACGATGTCATCGAGACCATTGGATCAGGTCAAGCTAAACCAGGTGATGGCGCAAAATTCGCTAGGGATATTATCGGTCAACGAGATACTATGTAAAGTTGGTGACGTAACTCTACTATTCAAGCCACCTGCTCGGCCTCGCATACCTTCTCGACCACGTTGGAGATCGTCTTGAAGATCGCCAACACTTTCTGACGCTTATCATCAGACTCAGCAAGCTTCCTCTCCAGCTCCAGGATGCGAGCTTTCGCCTTGACGAGTTCATTTTCCGGGTCCTTCGCCACTTCTTCGCGCACTGTTTCTGCCGCCGCCGCCGCCACCGCCCTTGCCGCCGCCGCCGCCGCCCGTGCCCCCGCCCGCATGTTCTTCATCTCATGTGACCGCGCAAGCTTGGCCTGCTCGTTTGCGGAATCATTGTTCGGATTCATCATGGCTGACAGAATTAGGCAGTTAGTGCTCTCAAAGAAGCCGGGGGTGACCACAGGGGACGACAGGGACGGTCTCTTATCGATCTTCCTAGCGACCCTTGATTCCTTTTTTGGAAACACCTTACAGTCCACGTGTGGACCTGCACGTGGAGATTCAGAGGTGGCCATGAGAAAGGGAGGCATGGGCTATCCTTTCTTTCTTTCTCTCTTAAACTTTAAGAGAGAAAGAAAGAAAGGATAGGCTATAGGCTTGGCTCTCATGGCCACCTC